CAAAAGCATCTATATTTGGAACCATGGTTCTTGCTGATTTAGCAAATAAGCGTAGATTAGCACTGCTTTGGGTAGTTGATGGGTCTTGAGAATCGTTTCTTTGGAAGAAATCACCAACATTAGCACCGGATAACATAAATTCCGGTCTAACTCCGCCATATTTCCACATAGGGTACGTTTGGCCTACGTTGCGTGATGGTTCGATTGCACGACCGTTTGACATAACTGCAGCCACTTGAGCGATATGATCCTCACGGATTAAGCCCATACCATATGTGACGAGAGACGTCTTCTTACTTTCAACGGCACAGTAAACGCTCAATGCTAGATTGTTTAGACCGCCTTCGTTTTCGGGGTCGGTATGTATGAATAACGTAACGTATAACTTTGGCATATACCAGGTAAAAGTAGGTCTTGCACTGATGATTCTATTAGGGAACTCTTCTTTGTAGGTTATCTCGCCTTGTTGCATTTCCCAAGTTTGCTTAAACAATACATTTTCTAGTGCTGCTGACGGTGCTCTTGATGGTCTACCAGCAATTACCATATCAGTATAAATCACTGGTGTAGGTGTAATTAACAATTCAAAATAACCAATTCCGTCTAGTTCGGGAAAGGGATTGTCTAAGAACGCGTCACATTGTAACATTTTATGCGACATGTTAGGCTTAAGATTAATCACCTTTTGAACTATAGCAAAACCATTAGTATCAAATGTTACGTTACTCTGTTCTAGTGATTCTCTAATTTCGTGTATAGGCATTATTTTTTCCTCCTAGAGCTTTTTTTCTTAGACTGTTTACGCTTGTATGCAGGTGTCTTTTTGTATGCTTTCCAACCTTTAGCGAATCCCATTTTGGCATACTTTTTGGGTAGTCCAGCACCAGGAGAACGCTTACGTTTCATTGGTGCTTCAGCAGCAGCCTCAATATCCATATTCTCGGACATGTCCAACACATTGCCCCCAGTAGGCACAAGAGTTTCGCCTGCTTTAATGTAAACAGTAAATTGGGGGTTTCCTTGCATTAAGTGCGCTTGATATGCAGGGATCGCGATCATATCTATTGGAAATACTGTAGTATTGTCTCCAATAATAAGGCCAGTTACTCCACCAAGACCCGCACCAATCGCGCCACCAGCAGGGCCAAAGACAGAACCAATTGCTCCACCTAATCCCGCTAATGCTGAAGCAGACTTAACTTTAGATTCCGCCGCTTCTGTTTTACTTCTTTTAGCCATTTAACCAACCCCTTCACAGGTCGGTTGCTTGGGCCAACATTTCCTTAAGTTCGTCTTTTGTGACCTTAACAGGCTCAGCAATAAGCATAATATCAAGTTCAAGAGTAGCATCTGCATATTGCTTAACATTCTTTGCAGTGATTCCCATTAGAACATCGCTTACTACGACGTAACCGGATGGATGTAGATCAGGAGTTCCATATTGTGTGTAACGGTTATCTTGAGAAGTTATTACACCGCCGCCGTCTTCACTAATGGAACTTTCACGAATTGCGTTAAAGAATACATTAGGAGAACCTATACCGACGTCTGCCCCAGCCTCATATGCAGTTGTAGAACCAAACATTTGAATGGATGCCTGGTTATTACCAGCGCCACCAAGAGCGCCAATTAAGTTTAGATTGACATTTCCAGTAGCCGTACTAGGGTTTCTCAACATTACCCTGGTCTCTTTTATTGCCAATCCTTCATTGTTTACTACGGATGTATAATCGCTTAGATCTACTCTACCATATACTGTTGCTAGGTCTCCGTTTGCATCCAATGTAAATTGAAGTCTGTCTCTTAAAATTAGGTCGTTTGCTTTTTTCGCCATACCCTATCATAAAAGGAACAATAAATAAATATAACTACTAACACTAATCTTGAACATCTGCGGCGTGATGCGGAGGAAATGGGGCGGAGTCCCATGAATCTGCACTAATATTAACTCTAAATAGAATTAATAATGAAATATATTATATATTCAGCCGTAGTCGGGTAAAATATGAAGTGTTTCAATTGTGGCAAACTAAAAATGAGAACGATCTATCCCGAAGGTTACGTACAAAAAGTATGTGATACCTGCGGATATAAATCATATCCAATAAAAATACCAGTATCGATACCGAGGTGTCAAGAATGAGTGACGATTGGGTTTCATGTGAATGGTGCGGTTCTGACAATTGGGAAGAATACGAATTAGACAACGGCAAGTGTAAAATGTGCGTCGTTAATGATTGTAGGCATACAAATACTGATGTTTGTTCATACGAGTTGAACTTATATTCCAGCATTCCATCCATAGAAGTACATCATGTTTGTTTAGATTGTGAGTTGTCTTGGACAATGACGTACAAACTAGAAAATGGAAAGAGATCTAAATTAACTCATGAAGACGTTAATACTGATGATATTTATCAGGACGTGCGCGTATGATTCAAGTTCGATGTTCAATGTGTTCATGGATTGGTTACGTTAAACCTCTTCACATATGGGAAGCACCTGGTCACAAATACCCCGAAGTATGGGTATGCGACGTATGCAAGGAGTGGTAATTGATGGGAAGGCGCAGAGTTAAAGAAAAACATATCCCGATGAGTCTTTCTATGCCCTATCGTTTGATAATACGCGTTGATAGCGAATTATCTCACAAACAATCCCGTTCAAAGTGGGTGCAAGGTGCAATAAAAGCAAAACTTGAGGATGAATCAATCATTAATTTGAATTCGTATGATCTCTTGATGGAATTACAAGGTAGAAAGATAATTGATTCAACAGAACTTAAATTGTTTATATCAAGGTTGCGATCTGTGGAAACTGAAGAATAACCAGGGCGTAAAGTAATTTCTCGCACCAGGCTATTTTGTTATTTTGTTCAACGTCTATTGGTGCTATTGCTTCGATTCCTTGAGTAATTTTCTCACTTCCCGTAACTCTTTTAGAATTTTAAGTAAAACTTCGTGTGAGTTCATAATATCACAGCGTCAGTACGTTACCATTATCTGCATGTTTTGTAGGAGGCCATTGGTCGCGGATAGGACCGGAAGCAACTCCTTCCGGCATAAACATTCTAATCCAATCCGGTACACCTTGAGCCGAGCCAAATGATTCTCCAAAAGCATCTATATTTGGAACCATGGTTCTTGCTGATTTAGCAAATAAGCGTAGATTAGCACTGCTTTGGGTAGTTGATGGGTCTTGAGAATCGTTTCTTTGGAAGAAATCACCAACATTAGCACC